ATCAACAAATTAAAGTATTGAATAGTTGATGTTGGATATGTTGATTGTTTGTAGTAATAATTATTAATACTTGAATTTGATAATAATAATACTTTTACTTCGCTTGGAGTTTGGTTACCATCTGTATAATTACTGAAACCATTTACACCTACATAATCTAATGTATCTAAAAGTGTATAAGTACTTCCAACTAATTTATATCTTTTAATTTGAAAAAATACCCATTCATTATGTTGCTCAACTGCCCCATAAAATAAAATATAAGTAGATTTTATATTATCTATAAATTCTTTAACATAGTTTGATACATTATAAATTGTATTTATTTGTGTAGTACTTGGATTTGATTTTGATAATGTATATGTTTTTAATGGCGAAGATGAACTACCTCCATATTGCCAAATTAATATATCAATTTTACTTCCTATTGATCCAGTTTCATTTACTTCAATTATAAATGGACTTCTTACTTTTATTACTTTCATATTGTATGGTATATTGTATCAATCAAATCTTCATTGATGTATATTTCTTCTTTGCAAGTCCAAATATTTACATATTGAGTTGAATCTATTATGTTTTGACTTTCTATTATAAAAGTCGGAATTATATCTTCACCTTTATATATTTTCACTATGTTCATTTTATATCTTTTAAATTATATCTTCCAAATCTGCGCCAAAAGCTCTCATTAAATCTACGTCAATATATTTTTTATATCCTGCCTCAAATGGTTTTGTAAAAAACAAACTTGGTTTAATTCCTTTGTGAAAAATTGAACGTGTAATTAAAAAAGCTGTCGATTCATAACTCAAAAATTTACCTGTTTTTTTATCACGAAATTGAAATCCTCGGGCTCGAACCCATTTATTAATTCCTTGTGTTAATCCTCCTTTTGGTCCAGTGCCTGATCCAAATTTAAATGGACTGTTAGGTGCTTTTGCTGAACTTGATTTACCCCTTACGCCTTTGTCTTGAAATGCCCCATAGTCATCCATTGAAAATCCAACAATACTAAATCCTTTATCTGTAACTATTTCTCCTTTTAAACTATCGTATAGTTTTTTAGTTACATTCTTATCGCCTTTAGTTAGATTGCTCCTGGATTGTTGAATTACATAATCCCTAAATTTTTTTATAACACTATCTACTTCTGTCATCTTATAGGCATATCATTAGGTACTAAAATATCAAATGTAACTGTGCATCCTGCAACCTTATCTCCAAATCTATCCCTAAAAAATTCGTAATTTACACCACCTGTTAATTGATATAAATCTGTAAATAAATCACCTCTTCTTAGCATTTCTACTAACTTAATACCTACCATTGATTGAGTATGCATTACATCCTGCTCATTTGTATCGTCATCATTAACCAAATCCATTGATATAACAGACAAATTGTAAGCAAATGCCTCTCCTTCTTCCCTAAATGAGTTTACAACTATATGAGATATTGGATAAATATCTTGTTTATTTAGTGCAATATTAAAAATAGAACCACTTGTTACTGTCTTACAAAATAAATCTTCTTTCAATTGTGTTTCTATTGTGCTTAAAACTTGGTAATATCCTATCATTTCTTTATCATTTTAGCTTCTAATTCGTTCTTTTGCTTCTCAAAACTTAACCAGGTTAAGCATTCGTGTATATTTAATCGTGTAACTTTGTCAAATCGTGTAAGGTCTCCTTGAGCAATAGCATAGACTGAACTATACCATCCCCATCGTTGCCCAAATTGCCCTGCAGCAGAATATTCTGTACCTCCGTGTCCTTCTCCAAATAGTTGATTGTACCTTTCAATAATGCGTTCCCTAAATTGTAAAAAAAAACCGTAGCACCTAAACAAACATCTAATGGTACATACTTCATTACATCCCCATAAGTTACTGTTCCATTATAATCTTCAATCTCATATGTACCATTTAAGCCGTTTTTTTTAATTGGTCTATACAATACTGCCATCGCTCTGTGCATCATATCCCAATCGGTTATATAAGTATCTAAATCGGTATACTCACCAAAGGTCATATCTTCAAGATTAGGAATAAAACCAAATTCTTTACCACCTAATTTAAATCGTTGGATTAACTTATGCTCCTGATTAAACATTTCATTAAGTGAGGCTGTAATGTCATTTACATCTTTATATTTTATAAGTGCAATATCTTTTAAATCAATTCCACAGAATATCTGGACCATTTTCTGGTGCAGGAATTCAGTATCTTGATTGTCTTTTGCTACTTTTAAAAATGCTTGATATTGAGATAATTTAATCTCGTTTAATTTAGTCGGTATTGTGATTTTTAACTTCATAATATTATAACAATTTTAATAAAAATTTGTTTCAAATTAATAGATGTGGTATTTACCTCTTTCGGGATTACTTAAATTAAAGAATACATTATATCTAATCGCATCAATAGCATGGTTCCAATTGTCAATTACTAATCCTGATTTTTTATCAGAGTAAACATAATTGTTTAGTTCCTTCGCTATATTGTTACTGTTCTCCTCAACGATAATAATATAGTCTTGCATAAATGCCAATCCTGCTGTTATACTTCCTGGTCCTTTTGCAGTTGCTATTATATTACATCCATTCGCTGCCATCTCTGCAATCAATCTCGGCTCTGCACTATCAGCTATTATTAAGCGTTCTCTTGCAATATTTTTGTTATAGAATACTATTTCGCTTGTGGTTAGTTTTGGTTTATATAAATGCTCCTTTACATAGATAACTTTTTTAGTCTTGTCTATTGCTACCTCAATTAATGTACTTGGATCAATACTAAATCCATAATCCTGACCGAATGATGTTTGTAAGTTGTCCGGGTTAAATTCCCCAAACTTCCAATTTGTAAAAACTACCCCCTCAGCTTTGTCTAGCCATCCACCTAAAATTACGTGTTTATACTTTTTAGGATTTAATTCTCTTATCTTTTCAATTTCATTTAAGAATGATTGGTCAAGGTTCTCTATATTGTCCTGATAGGTTGTATGTATATAAGTTACATTTCCTTTCGTTCCGTTAAATCCTTCATATATTCCTTCGCTTTCAAAAAAGCGTTTGTATATCCAGTGTTCTTTTGTTGCAGGATTAAGTATAAGTACTATTCTATTTTGTACTCCCTTCTGCCTGATGGATAAATTAATCTTATCAAAAATATCCTCATCTACTAACTCCTCTGCTTCATCTAATATCCATGTTGTAACTCCTTGCAATGATTTAAGATTTGCAGTTTGATCACCGGAAGATGTTTTAATTCCTTTGAATATTATATCCGTTCCTGATTTCTTATTCCTTATTTCGCCTTTATTAACTTCAAACAAATCATTTGCTTCCATTAAGTCAATCTTCTCTTGGAACTCTGGAATGATTGATAGGTGTGCGGATGTCATTGTCTGCCTGGTGAAAAGTATTTTATGACCTGATTGAAATGACAAAGTCGATGCCATAGCACCGACTTCAAAAGATTTACCACTTCCTCGCCCACCCGTAACTATGAAATATCTTGTATCATTCTCATAAAGGGGTAAATATTTAGAATTAAGATTTAGCATAAAAATTAGTGAGTATCATTCCGTAAACTGTTCTTACTTTATGTTTTAATTCCTTACAAAGTTTTTTATATATTCTCGGATGCACTGTAATTACATTTGGTTTAACTTCTAGACTATTTGCATCCTGTACTATTCTATTATAAACTGGTCTTGAAATTTGTATCATTTGAATTTTATTACATCTTTTAAATTGAAATCATTTACATTAAGATTTGTATTTACATTTTGTTCTGGTTTTCCACATCCGTATTCAATTAATATTTTAGCTGCTGATATTCTATCTCTTGAATTTTCATATGGATTAACTGTAATTTCTGCAATAATTCTAAATGCACTTTCAACATGAGGGCTTGCTAAATCAATAGCTTTTAATTCATCTCTTTGAGATGGTCTTCCAGCTTTACCAGCAGTGCTATGTCCTCCGTTATTTTTTCTTTTATCTTCCATAATTAATAATATTTAATTAATTAAATATGCCTTCCTATTAGTCCTAATGCTTTAATTACATCGGAGTTATTGTCGTAATGTTTATCTATTTTTAATTCCTTTACCTTTTTTATTTTAGCTTCATTTGAA